CATCTATCAATTCTTGTTCAGATTCTTTAAGTTTATCATAGACAGCTTGCACACGTTCACTCCTGGATGCAACTTCAACCTCTGTTTGTAACAGAAAGATCTCGTTCTCAGTAATGTCAGATAACTTGCCGGTTAATATTTTCTTTGCAATATCTTCTAGTATTTGTCCTTCATAGTAGTCATTTACTGGTCCTAGTAATTCTTTTAAGTCACTCATCGTAATTCCTCTTTTATATATTCTTCAATCATTTGTCTTAGTTCCATTGCAACATCTGCACGACCCAGGAGTCGTTCGCTTATTCCTTTAGTACAACTATGAGCTTCGTTATGGCATTTAACTTCTACTTCTCTTAGCCAATGGCAAAAGTCTTGCATAACAAACCTATGTCGTTGTTCTTCTGGCACAACGTTTTTTAGTTCATTGGTCATTTCTTCTACTAATGGTTTTCTCATTTCAATTATTCCTCAACTGCTTCAATAAATGATTTCTCTTTCCAGTAATCTATCATTTCATCTATTTGATAAGCCAGTTCTGCACGGCCTGATAGTACTTCGTTAGATCCATCTGTTGCTAGGTTTGCATCACGCTCGTCTTCACGTGCTATGTTTTGTACATTTGTTTGTAGTGCATCAATAAAACTTATAGCATCATCTAATCGTATTTGTAAGTCTTTTATCTTCATTGTAATGTTTCCTCACATTTATAATTTTCAACTTCTTCTTTCATACTCGTCATATATGAATGTACTGATATTTGTGCTAGCAATTTGTCAGCACCTTTACGCATTGCTCGGTGCATAGCGCACGCGTCTTCCATAGTCATTTCAAATTGGTTGTTTTCATCTAAATGAAAGTGGAATGTTTCTTCATCTGTATCATCATTATCACATTTACATTTCTTTTCATCAGTCATTTGCAAGTCCCTCGTCAATTAGTGATTGTTTAAGTTGATCAATTGTATTTCGTATCTTCGTTTCAGCATGTAATCGTTCATGTTTAGCGATGTCTTTGATTTGAACTTCTAATGCATCAGCAATTCTACCTGTGTTAGTTGCAATTTCTTCAAGGTGAGCTCTTATATATGATTCAAGCATATTGTATCTCCCGGGCACACAGCCAGTGGTGGGTTAAAGAATGGGTAGAACCTGGTCTTCTGGTTCTACCCATTCTGTTTTCTTTTGTTACTTAGAATGTAGCAACAACTAACTTGTCAAGTTCTGCTTGAGCACTGTCAGCCATTACTTGTGTATTGACTGGCTTACTGCGTGTGGTTTCCCAATCAGCCTTGCGTTGCAAGTTGTTGAAGATAGCTTTTCTGACTTGATCAGTATTGATCTCAAAGTCAGTACCATGCATATCGTTTAGTGTTTCTAACACATCACGCATGATACGCCATTGTCTACCAAGTGCTGGGATCTTGTGTTCAAGATCAGTTTTGAACTTGATTTGGTTGTCAGATAACCCACCTTTTGCACAAAGGTCATTGTATGTGCGATAGTCAAGACACCAATCAGCAACCAATCGATTAGCTGAACCTGCATTGCTGTACAAGTGGCCTTGAGCTGGACGCTGTGCGTTGCCATTGCTTGCAATGTGAGTTGATTCGAAGAATGGTGAAAGGAACTGAACACCTGCTTGTACTTCGAATTTGTATGCATCATCGTCTTCGCCATTGTACTTTGAATCACAATGTGCAATGTAGATGTTCAATGCAGAGTCAACTACATCTTCGCGTGGAGCTAAGTTGCCTTTGCTATCGATGCGGTAAGTCTCAAACAAATATGATGGATAGTCATTGCTTACAGCCATGCGTGCAGTTGCACCCTCTGGATCTGCATTTGTATCCTGTGTATACATATCATGTGTAGTTTCTTTTTCATATACTAGTTCTTTAGTTTCTTGTTCGCTTGGATCAAAGTGTGTTGTTTTCATAGTTTAGTTTTCCTGTTTGATTAAGTTTATTTCATTTTCTAGTTTTTCGATAACATCGGCTGGGTCTTGCATACCCTCGTCTTCGTTATCTGGCTGTCGCCATGCTTCTGATTCCATAAATGTCATCAGATAGTTACTTCTTTTTTCAACTGCCATGTTGCACCTCACCTTTTCGTTGTTAAATCATAACCACTACCCATCGGCTCGAATGAAATGAGAGTCGTCTCGGGCACGCTACGATGCCTGTTTCGGAGGGGTTGCCCCCGTTGGTTACATTCTAGATTTAGCATAATGTGCTAGTTTTAGTGCTTGTTCTGCTAGATCTAAATGAGCTAATGCAGAGCACATGTGAGCAAGAGGCTCACCTTTTTTGTCATGCATGTACTCGATCTCCTCATCGATATCGTGGTATACATCGCTACATAAAAGAGCCATTCGTAAGGTTTCCATATAATTAGCTAGTTCTATTAAGTCCATTTGGTCTGTTTTTTCTGTGATTTCAGTTAGTAATGCTTTCATTATTTATTTCCTTTTTGTTTGTTTAAGATACTATTCATATACATCGGCTCGAGTGAAACGAGAGACGGCTCACGGTTCACGGGCACGCTACGATGTCCTGGTTCGGAGAGAAGAGGGGGCTGATGCTGCTGCCCCCGCTGGTTACTATAGTGTTGAGTTTGGATCATCCTGTTCCCATCTTTCTAGCGTGCGTTCTGCATCTTCTTTTGACATGTAACCAGTGTCTCGTGAATATGGTTGTGGTATCCAGAACTCAAGATCCCAATCATATTCATTGCATACTTTACCTACATAGTAACCTGCTGGTGTACTCATGACAGTGTGTGGTGATACAAATAGTAATTCACATCCTTTTTTGAATGATGAAACATCTGTATTTTGTTCTACTTGGTCTAGCCATGCTTCTGTTTTTTTGTTTAGATTCATTTTTAGTTCCTTTTGTTTGTTTAAGATGCTGCTAGCCCTAGAAACCTAGGACTAGCTGTTCTGATGATTGAACTGGTTGCAAGCAGAAGTGTATAACTTTGACCTGCTTGCCTGCTTTCTGCATGGTATCAATCATGTGTTTTGTACCACGGGATTTACCATCCCAGAAAGCAACCAGTGCGTCAGCGTGCATGGACATTCGCATGTTACGCTCGAATCCTGCTGACTTACCATATTTCTTCCAGTTGGCAGGGAACCTGGATAGCTTCATGCCACGCTTACCTGCGTACTGCTCACCTAATTGATCGGCACCGCGTGCTGTACCACTGATGATGGTGACATTAGTGCGATCATAATTTGATAAGTAAAGGTCTAATTTCTTTTGAAGTAGTGGGTAGTCGTTGAACTGACGACTACCTGCTACGATAACATTAATCATTTTCATAGTCCGATCCCCCATAGGAATACTGTGCCAATGCCAAAGCTGGCGGTTATAACTGAACCAATGCAACAATATAATTCAGTGATGCGTAAGAATTTAGATTGTGCTGTTGGTATTGCGTTGCGTCTAGCGTTCTTGAGCTCGTCTTCTGCATAGCCAAGAACGAAAGCAAGTGCGAAACAAATTGTAGATATAAGTAACATATTCATAATAAATATCCTGATTTAGTTAAAGGTAAGGGGCATTGCTGCCCCCTGGTTAGAATGGAAGACCATCGCAATCTGTATTAGATTTGAGGCCATATCTATCGTAGCCAAAATGATCTAAGATAGAGTCATCGATGTCACTTATCTCACCGATGCAAACCTCAATGTATGGATCAGTATCATCCATCCAAGCATCATCAAGCTCATTAGCCCAAAATGCTCGTTGCTTTAGTAATTTAGCAACATTGGGGTGTAGCTGAGGTGAAGTCGATCTGCCCAAGCAAAGCCTGAGGAAATCTCTTCGTGAGTATTGTGTAGCCATAAGCACTCCTAGTTAGCTGGCTAGCTAAAGTTGATTTAACAAAACAAAGTAAACATCGGCTCGAATGAAATGAGAGACGAAAGATTTAGAATTGGTGATGCTGCTGTTTCCTGGTAATGTGTACACGAAACTGCTATGTGTACATGGTGTGTACACGAATGTGTACATGGTTTGAAAATCCTGAAAGCCAGTAATGGCAAGGGATTCATGGATGTGTACACTGTGTACACGGTTTTAAGGTTAAGTTAAGTAGAAAATAAGTTATATAAAATAAAGATATGTATATATGTTAAGTGGAAATATCCATGTACACACTGTACACAATGTACACATGGATATAACTACTTGAATCTCGTACAGTTTTCTGTGTGCACGGTTCACGATCCATGTCTGTACACGTGTGTACACACCTCGGGGCACGGGGCGGGGGACATGGATCGTGGCTCGGGAACCTGGGTTGGTTATTATTTAACCGATTCAATGTCGATGATGGCAGATACTGTAGTAGCATCGGCGATACGCTCTAGAGAACCACCAGCTGAAACCATGAAGATAGAAGTAAGAGCTGTTGCTGTCCATCCAACTGGGTTCTTGTTGAATTCAGTAGTGATGTAGTTAGCTGTTGATGCTGCTTTTTCTTTGATAGTGTTAAGTGTGATATCCATAATGGACTCCTTATATAGTTAAGTTAATTAATTGATTGAAACATAACCAAATAAACATCGACACGAACGAATGTGAGTGGCGTAAATCATAGACAAGGTTCCATGGTGTAATATAGGTAAACAAGGTTCCACAAAAGAAAAAGGGAATCGGGGGTGCGGACTGTGGGTACAGTAACAACTACATGAGCGATTCAGAAAATTATTTTCAAATTTTTTTCTGCAAAATTTTTTTGTGAGTGTATACTTCGTTAATGGATAAAAAAAGACTATGTGTTAAATGTGATATAAAAAAGCCAATTTCATCATTTAGACCAAATGAAGGTAAACGTATCATAAAAACGTGCAATGAATGTTTTGAGTTGCGAAAACGGCGCCGTCATAGTAAAACTGCCTCTTCATATTTAGCCAATCTTTTAAGTTCATCAAAATATCACCGAAGTAAAGTACAAAAAATAGAATATAAATTAACCTTAGAAGACTTACAAAATGTTTGGGAAGAACAAAAAGGGAGGTGCGCTTTGTCAGGCGTGTTTTTAACACATCATCGAGACGGTGATGGTAACAAAGAGTTCAATGCATCAATTGATCGTATAGATCCCAATGGTAGTTACACAAAAAATAACATACAATTGGTCGCATATCGCGTAAATATGCTAAAACATACGCTATCTGAGGACATGTTTTACTGGTGGATCAAAAATATTCATGATTACACTTGTGACTAACACATAACTAGGCTAATATCCAATAATATTATGGAATTAAAATACGATATAAACTGTTTTACGGCAATAGAAGGACTCGAAGACGCTGTAATAGGTACTGCATCGGTCTCTGCGGACGAAAAAGAGGTCTTAGCATACGATTTTGAGAAGGCTGTTGAAATATTAGCCGAAAAAAATTGGACTAAAGACGAAGTAGAGGCATGGTTAGATAGTCTTACAGAAAACTTTGTTCCAGAAAATCAACCTATATTCGTTTATAGAGATGACAATGTTAGAAAACAGCTTAAAGAACAGCGAAAGCATAGAACAAGGCTCCACTGAGCCAATGTCCCACACTGAATTCCAATCACATATGCCCTATATGGGCCTAAACTTGAATGACTTAACTGTTCAACAAGAAAAATTAGTACAATTAATAGCAAGCGGCATGTCAATAGCAGCTGCAGGACGTGCAGCCGGTTACGCACATCCCAATGCAGCACGTGACGCTGCAAAACGACCTGCTGTTTCGAAAGCATTAGAATTTTTACGTGAGGAGATGCGGGAAACTGTAAACTTCAAACGTGAAAACGCGCATATGATGTATATGGAAGCATATACTTCTTCTGCAAACGCTACAGAAATGAAAAATACTGTAGATTCTTTAGTTAAGCTACATGGACTGGCAATACCTGATAATTCTACTCAGGTTAATATCAATATCCAAGGTACAAAACAGCTAGAACGTATGTCAGATGAAGATTTACTAAAATTAGCTGGGCAAGACACTAAATATTTAGAGCCTGCAGGAGTTGATAATGGCTAAAACAAGTTTAAGTAATCCAAAAAACCCTAAAATTGTCCATGTCGGACGTAAACGCCGCAAGAAGAAAAAGTCTTGTGGATGCAAACACTAACGAAGAGGAAATAATCATGCCAGGTCATATG